TGCAGCTATAAGCATAGTTAAGATTTCAGGGTCGGTTATCATATCCGCCAACATCATTATAATATCAATTGCGGCATCGATTAGTTTTGGCAATGCGTCCACTATTCCATTTATTAACGCTATCAATATTTTAGGTGCTGCCTCTATTATTAAAGGCAACGCATTAATTAATCCCTCAACTATCGCTAAAATTAAATCAATAGCTGTGTCAATCAACATCGGCAATGCTTCAACTAATCCCATTATCAGCGTTAATATCATTCCGATTGCCGCTGGTATCAATTCGGGCAGATACTCGATAAGCATATCCGCAAGCGTTACAACTATATCAATCGCCGCTTGTAACAATTCGGGCAGATACTCGATAAGCATATCCGCAAGCGTTACAACTATATCAATCGCCGCTTGTAACAATTGCGGCAAAGTCGATACAACCGTATCAACGATAAGCGGAATAATCATTGCCGCGAATTCGCCGATTTTAGGCAAGTAATCAATAACAGCTTTTAACGCACTAATTATTCCCGTCTTAAACTGCTCCGCCCCGCTCGCCGCCCCGCTCGCCATTTCCAAAAGTCCAGTCACGACACTATTCAAGGTAGGCATAAATGCAGTGCCGATTGCAACACTAGCAACCTTGAACGATTTTTTAAGCAGTGTTAACTGGTTACCCATTTCTTCGCTTGCTTTTACCGCATCTTCAGATATTATTAATCCTAAATCTTCATAGCTTTTGAACAGTTCGTCAATACTTCCGACTTCTTGATTCAACAACGGCAATAGTTCTTGTCCGCTTCGTCCGAATAAATCAACAGCAAGTTGCGTTTTCTCCGCCCCCTGCTCCATTGTTTGGAATTGTTCTACAACTTTTTTAAGGCTGTCTTCAACAGATAATCCTGCAAAATCCTCATAGCCAAGACCGAGTTTTTGCAAGGTTAATAAAGCTGTTGCATTGCCTTTACTCGCTTCGTCTAATATACCGGTAAATGTTTTCATTCCCATTGACATAATATCAATGGATGTTCCAGCCATTTCGAGCATTGTCGACCACTTCTGATACCCTTCCATCGACATATTCAGCTTCTGGCTTTCTTTCGCTATCTCATCTCCGTAATTAACGGCACTTAGCGTCATTTTTGCAATCGCGGAGGCAACAGCGACAGTACCTGTGTACAGTGCCGCCATTGCTTTTCCTGCTACTTTTAATCCTTTTGCTAAACTAGAGCCAAAAGACTTACCCGACTTTTCAGCGGATTTTATACCTTTTTTATAATCCTTGTCGTCAAGGGTTATTTTAGCAAAGAGGTTGAATAAATTCATCTGCTTTGTCTCCTAAAATCCGTCTTGCTTCGGATTCGTCTGCAAACTTAATTCCGTGCCGTGTCATAATGTCAGCGATAACATCTTGCGCGGGCGTATGTTCTACTTTATTTACTCCAATAACGGTTTCGTAAATTTCGCTCCAGCTGTTGCCGTTATCGTCAATTTTTTTGCCCATTGCCATAACGCGTATTAAATCGGCTATGTATTTATCGTATACAGACTTTACAAAATCGTTTCTAATCTCATTTATAATTAACATTATTAGAGATTTAATCGGCATGGGTCTGTTTATTCGGTTTAACACCGATAAAACACGCCCAGCCGCTATCGTGCTATTATAATCGCCAAAACCGTCTTTTATTCCGCTTTGGCGAACGATGTAAAAAAACTAATTAAGTCCTTATCGTTAGCAATCTCTTTAATCTGATTAACCGTAACGGCAAAAGACTGAGATTGTATTTCTTCAACGGTCGTTTCATTCAACGCCGCAAGAATTATATAAACAGGTTCGCGGTGCTTTTTCAAAAACATCGGTATCAATTCCGCGAAATATTCTATCTGCTTCGCCGGCGTTTTTTTGTACTTGTCAATAACTTTGCGCAAATCGCTGTCGTTGATTATATCAGCGATATACGGCGTAATCTCAATTAATATATCTACTGCTTTGTCTGTGCTTAAATTCACTTTTATGGTCTCCTCTCATTTTTTTGAATCAGGGCGGTTTTTACGCCGCCCTATGCTTTTTTACGCTACTGTGAAAGCAGTAATCGTATTTGCCAACGCTTGCCCATAAATATCAACAACACTTACGATATTTACATAATACTTCGCCGCAGTAAATGCTGTGGTCGGTGTAAATGTCAATATTTTTCTTGTGCTATCCCAAGCCTTTGTGCCTGCTATAATCGACCCGTCAGAAGCAAGCGTAATAAATACGTTTTCGGTCGAAATCGCATTGTTGAATGTCAGGACAACCGTTGCAACCGCTCCGGACGAGCCGTCAGTCGGCGCAATCGAAGAAAGCGCAACAGCAGAAGTCGGAGAAGTAGTCTTATCAAGATAAATCGTAAAAGGCGGTGTGCTTAACGCGTCAACGCTATAATGCGCAATAGCTTGTAGTTCAAAAGTTCCCTCGCCGCGGTCAACAAAATTTAAGTTGAATCCGTTCGAGCCGAGCGCGTTTGAAAGTTTAATTGCAATCTTGTTCCCGTCGGAGGTATCGCCAACCCACCACAAATCAGCGTATGAAGCTGTCGGAATAATCCCTTGCGTTGCGGTAATTGTCGTAACGCTTGCGGAAGTAGAAGCTGAACCGCCAGCAAGTGCCAATTTTATGGATGTTTCGGTCGCTTCAAAAATGGTCGTTGTGAGTGTCGCCACCCAGAAATCTATAATCTTGAAGTCCTTTGTGTTATCGGGCAATCCGTCAACTTCGGGCTGCCTAATTGTCGGAACAGCCGTAAAAGAACCGCCGCCCCTTGTTGCTCCGATTATTCCTGAAATAACACCATTCAAGAAGCTCGTACAAACAACACCTGCTCCAAGCTGAAAGTTGTGTTTTGTATTACTAGTTACTCCTGTTAACATTTTTTTAATCTCCTTTTAATTATAATAATATGATATTTCTAAATTTACAAGGACCGCCCGTATTGTGCGTTCATCGTCGTTTCGGTTCTGTACAAACGGACTGCCTTTTTTAATCCAGAGCTTGCAGTCCACGCCGTCAATGAGTTTACCCGCTTCGCCCAGTGCGGTTTCAATCGCTGTTGCATATCCGTATGCTTGAGCGTATGAGTTTTCCGAACGCGTCCAAATTGTAAGCTGTTGATTCACGGGTTCGGCATTTCGCGGTTGCTCAAACCCCAAAGAAATATACGGCAAAACCGCCGTATCGGGTACTGGTTCTTGATAGGTCGTAAGTATCGTATTCAGCCACGTTATTAGTGCCGTTGCTTGATTTACCATTATGCACCCTCCACATAATTTTCAGCTTCCCATTGTGCAATATTTTTCATTGTTTCGGATTCGGATTGCCCTTGTAGTTTAGATGATTTCAATATTGCCGTTATGCCATTTCCTATAACAATATCACCCGTCGCAACCGTTATGCTGTTCGCACTCGTATCCGTCATAAATGTGTAGATATCAGTCAACCCTCTTTGTGCTGCAATTAGTCGTTCCGTTGAACTTGACCGTTCCAATAAGCCTTGCACAGTTCCGAGCGTTTTATATGTCGTTATCGCCCCGCCTAATCCGTCGGGAGTTTTTTCGCGGCGTTTTACCGTAATTGAATAGAAATAATCTTGTATCATAGTTTGCCCTCGAATATGTCTTTTGCCATTTTCTGATACTTATCCCAGTTCGGTTCAATGCCGTTTTCCATAAATTTGCGCGCTTTTTGTTTGCTCGTTCCGTTGTTGACTTTATCGCCATACTCCACATTCGTTCCGATTATTACGGTATTTTCTAAGCCTTTGCCGCTCAACGCGTCCGAGCTGTCAGCATTGTTGTCATATACTCCGCTTTCTTCTTCTGGTGTTACAAACGATATGCTTCCACGCAATCTGCCCGTGTCAACTATGTCGCGCCCGGTGAAATCTGGCTTTGACATATATTTTACAACGTCGCCTTGCGCCGATACGCCTATTGCATATAACGCGCGCCCCATTGCCGATCCAAACTCGCCGAGAACTTTCGCAGTGTTATTTTCGATTTTTACATCAATCATAAATCCGCACCCACCGCAAGAAATAATACCTTGACTGGAACGGCTTCATGTACGCTTGCAAGTCGCTTCGATACGCTTCAACGCCGTTTTTTGCGTTGAATGATACGGAATAATTCGGTATGCTTTCGCTCGATATTCCACGATTTGTAAAAGCTTCGACTTTCGCCGCCAATGTTATAAACTCGTTCGGGATAGCCAGTCCGACGATGTACCCGCAGAACTCTTCGTCGGTGAGCGTTGCATCTAGCTTTATTTTGCCCGCTTCGACGGAGGCAATTTTATACACTCCGTCGTTTAGCAAGCTGTCCATAATCCGCACATACTGACCCGCTTTATAATCGCCGCGCACGGCTATGGCGTTTTTGGATATGGTATATATGCCATATTCCGAACTGCGCTCAAAAAAATTGTTACAAGCCAATAATGTTGCGTACATTTTTAGTTACTCCTATGCAGTATACTGCGACTGCCCGGTTGCGATGGGAAGAAGCGAAGTGCTATCAACTTCAACAACTCGCGCGAAATCATTTGCGCTCAACGCAATTACTCCGTTAGCGGGCAATGCGGTATAAACGCTCGTATTGATTGCAGTATTAGCTGACGGAGCGGCAATCGACGCGTTAGCCTTTGCGTAATAATACGCGTTGCCAATCTTCGGCTTGTTCGGGGTAACGGTTACCTTATTCAAAGCCGCCGCAACGGTCAAACTGCCAAGAGCGCTAAGCGTCGCCTGAACCTGTACATCTTTTATTCTTGCAATCGCACGGGTGTTTTTAACCGCCAAGCCCGCAACGAACTCAACGTCGCCAGACTTAACTGCTCCTGCTTCGCTGAAATTAGGTAATCTGCTTGTTATAGCCTTATCGCCTTTCAGCGTAATTCCGTGTGCTCCGCTCATCGATAATGCGACCAAATAAATATCGGTCTTACCGCTCGCGTCGTCGATTCCGATAATTTCGGTATCACTTCC